TTCACTGATCGTCACTGTCGTCACTGGTCGTCACTGACCCCCACTGATTCTTCACCGATCGTCACTAAATAGTCACTGACCCCAATAAATTCCTCACCCGTCAAACCACTCCACATCACATCGATATTTTAGGGGGTGTTTAATCAAGAAATACACTCAAGTCGTGGATGACCTCGTAAGAAGTTTCATTGTACATAGAACAAACAACTCATGACAGTTTTGCCAATTTTCTGAAATTTTTTTAGGTTATTGACTAAATACCCATACGAAGGAACCTCCATTTCGTTCTCACACACGTGTATTACAGGGCCCAAATTTGCAAAAGTCTGCCACCGCGCATCAAATTGTGAACGACAAGATCTAAAAATTGACGACGCCGCTATTTCTGAATTTTTGTGTCACGGTATAGGACGGTCGTAATCAGACGGACATCCTTTTAAAAACACCGACTCGAGCTACGAGCCAAAATATGGGTTCTGAAATTACGAGCGAAAATTCCAGTAGCGATGATCTCGTGAAGGAACTTGATGAAATTCTTGAACGCAACACCTCGCGGAATCTGTTTGAAGAATTCGAAGACACTGTCCTCCCCCTCGAAATCACGACCCTGAACCCCGGGATGTTCAACGCAACCGTCGACTCTGGGTTCGGTCAAAGTGATACGAAAGTTGATCTCAAGAAGATGCTGATCATTCCACCCCGTCCCAGTTCCCCCATCGGCGAAGACTTACATCTGGATACCAAAGAAATCAGGGGATGGTATGGAAGACTAACTTCGGGTTTCTCCCACACCCGTGAATTTGGTAAACAGGGTGACATCAATTTGCCATTTTCATCAGTTCAGTTCAAGATGGTGTTGTCCAACGAGGGTGGGAAAACCACTAACATCGCTTTTAACATTTACAAAAACGGAAAGATACGATTCTCCGGTGGTTTACTTGGCAAGTCATTTGGAAACCACCCCGAGTTGATCCGAAAGTTTGTTCTGAGCTCATACACAGACTGTGAAAACTTCTTATACACACCTTTCAAATACAACAACCTTGGTGGCCAGTTTTTGAACAATGGAGTTTTCCGAGATTTTATGACCATCGCTCAACGTGGTGCAAGATATGGTGTCAAAAGAATCTCTTATGAACCGGAGATAAACTCCTTTCTCTACGTCTACTTCGAGGATTCAAGTTTCAAACTGACCAAAACTGGTAAGGTTCAAATCATGGGGGCAAAATCTCCAGCCGATCTCTTACATGCGTACGAGGCTGGAAAGACCTTCATGCGAGACTTGAACCATGATGGTCAAATTTACGTCACTGGTAATTTCACGGATAAGAAGTCACAAAGAGCCTCGGATCCCGGGTCATCACGTGAACAACAAGGATTGCCCAATTGTTTGTCATGTTCACGAATGAGAAAAAAGGATCTTGAAACCTTCGCACGGCAACTCGGAGTCGTTGACTTCCGCGTCAATGGTAAAGTTGCAAGAAAAGACCAGATTTGGGACAAAATATTCGAAAAGGTCAATGGAGGTGGAGGGGGGTAATTCAAAGCTTACCCTCACGCTCCTTCTTCTTGATATCGTTGATGATTACTTTCATATTCTTTGATAAATACTTTTCTGTAAAGTTGCGACAGACGTAAAGTCCTAATATGACCGCAACAAGTATCGTTAGTATTGTTCGCATTGTTTATATTGAGTTGAGATTTTAAGTTTCAATAGGTTTGGGTGTGCACAGGACCTCCCCTGTTTCAATACTACAATCCATGTTTTCGATGAAGTTGAAAAACTCTCCCCGGCTGATCTTCCCATCACTGTTTTCGTCATACCCACCAAACAATGATGTGGTACCAACTGGGCCAGGTGTGGCTCCTAAATACGCTGCATACTCAGCGTCATCTGTAAACGTGTCTCCATCTTTATCAACTGCCCACCACTGAGAAACCTTCTGAGCCTCGGCAAATGCTGTCCTTGCCCTTTCTTTTTCTTCATCAGTCGCGCCTTCCATTACTTGTTGGTTTGTTACACTGAGCTGGATTCCATTTGGTGTCATTGTTAGACCAGACTCTTCTAATCGCGTATTGAAGTCCTCACTTTGGATATCAACAATCCCAGGTCTATATTTCTGGATTATCTTATGTTCACGAACCGCATCCTCGTGGCAAATGGGGTCCTCATCTGCACATTCTTTCACGAAGTAGTCACATTTTGTGACACCACCCACTCTAGAAACATCAACACTGGGACCAAATGCATTCAAAAAGTCTTCTTTGTATTTCTTGTTGCGTTCTCGCAGGCCGTCATCAAAAATTTGATCATACGAATTACCAAACAAACTTACCATTGTTGCTCTTTCTTCTTCAGCTGTATAAGATTCTGCTATATTGTTTTCGTCTCTGACTATTGAACCATAGGCGTCTCGTATTTTACGTAATTCCTCTTCAGCATCATCTATGAAGTCATTACGATATCCTAACATGTAAGTTGGTTCTCTCGCGACTTCATCACCCACGCTATTATACACGATTCGCCTCAATCTATCGGTAGGTAATCGTTTCTTGCAGTTGTCCATACTGTCTATCAGAGCGTCGTGTGATATATTCCGAGCTCTCTCTACGAGATCCTTAATTTCTGGACAGTTGTCATCCACACATGTTCCATCTTCTTTCAAAGCCTTTTTCATATTGAAAAGATTCGTCTTGAAACCGTATGTGTCTTCATAAAGTGGAATGTCCCCATCTTCTATTGTTGTCTTGACTTCGTCGATACCACACTGGAGTGGATTGCTTAGACATTCTGCGTGTAGGTCAGCAATCGAGGGGGGTTCATAAATTGGAGGGGGTTCGGGGGGTTTCGCCTTTTTCTGTAGATCTAATTGGCGGTAATACAAGTATAGCAGACCCGCTAGTATGATCATCATCACCATAAACCCCAATATGACCATTAATATAGACCTATATTTTTTTCCTGGTATATATTAATGACACGACCGGTTACAACAGTTCTAGTAGAAGCTTTGATTATAGGGATTATGAACGCTGTTCTGATATTTGCAATCTCTAAACTAAACATTAAAATGGACACACCCGTCCTTCATCTAATTGCGGGTGCCCTCATTCACGTTATTTTTGAATATACAGGGGGTAACAAGTGGTGGTGCACCCAAACATACAGGATGTAATCAGAAAAAACCCACTCTCAACACCTCCTGTCGATCCCTGACTTCAGAAATCTCACTCTCCAAGTTCGTCTTGAGTTCTCTGGCTTCACGTGTCATTCTATCAATGTTGCTGTTGTAGCGCGTCTTGAAATCCAAGTAAAGCATGCGCTCGTGTTTCTTAGTCGTAAACCCACGTCTCTCTTCATCCCCAGAAAATAAAGTATTGTCGTTAAGAGTCTCCCAAGTCCACTCACCATGACCGACACATCGTGGATCGTTACTGCAGAAATCCTTGATCGCCATGCGTCTCACATTTTTGGTTATGTTTCTGATTGGCTTCAGGGTTTTCAAACTTCTTTCCGTAAGCTTGAGATCAACCAAAAGACGCTGAATCGTGCATTCATTCTCAACCCACTCGTCATATCTTGAAAAGTAATCATCTTCGTCGTCACTGTCAGTATCATTGTTAAGTTGGTAAACATCCATATCACCCTGAACCACTTGGAATGGAACCCTCCGTGAATCAGTAACAGGGGGGTCATCATGTTTGGGCATGTTGTCGTGCACACATTTCAACTTGTTACACATCTCCAAGTAAGTTCCCTCTGGGATGACCCCAGATATGTCATCGACACAGCGCATAAGAGTTTGAAGGTGCTCCATGGTTTCGAGTTTCTTACTTTTCGTCATTGTCACTTAGAACTTAGGTGTATAAACGTCAAACTGTTTCCAAATTATCTTGAGAAAGTTCCAACCACCTGATCCTCCTTTCCAATGTTTCCCTGTATTTTGCCCTGAAATCGTTTTCTAAATATAGGAATGTTTTACAGGTCGTGGCAAATTGCTGCTTATTTATTTCCGCATTATCCAATTCGGTGCGATCCAAACCATGGATGCGACAATAATGTTTCTTCACCTGTTCCTTTATTTTTGGAGAAGCGCGTTTAAGTGGTTGATGTTCCTCATATTCCCTGTGTAAGTACGCCATCTGATCACCTAGAAAATCTCCGTCCATGTCGACAGACTTCTCGTAATAATAATTGTAAAAATACTTGATAGTCTCTTCGTCAGGTCCCACTGGGGGTATGGTAATATCGTCATAGTCAAACAAGTAGACGGGGTCTGACCTCTTGTCGTAAGCCTTTTTTAACCTGTCACACACCTGCAAATAATCACCTTCAGTGAACTTATCTGAATAACGGTCAATTATTTGCATTACACTGATCAAATCATCCATCTTATCTGTATAGATATTCTTTTGTCTAAGTCACTTAAAATTTTCTCATGTATGTTCAGGAATGTATAAAACAACCTATGACAAACAACAATGTCAAACCGGGATTATACACGTAGGTTACGGGGCATTTCATCGAGCTCACCAAGCCGTTTACATCGACGACTACATGGAAAAAACTGGAGACCTGCGATGGGGTATAGTAGCTGTCAATCTCAGGAACGAAGGGTTGCGTGAAATAGATGATTACATACTGAAGACACCTTCATCGTATCGCATGGTTCGATCTCATCTAGATTTCATCGACTGGACGAAGAATAGGACGGTGGCGAAACATATGCTCACTCTCCCAAGTGTCAAACTTGTTACGATAACTGTCACAGAAAGTGGATACACACCGGGGTCTCCACTGTTTGAATATTTAGCGTGTGGGTTAAGAAACAGAAATTTACCGATAACAATTTTATGCTGTGACAATATTCGACAAAACGGAGTTGTTCTCGAAACACAGTTCCTGGCATACCTATATCAGACCAATCAATATGAGCTCGCTAATTGGGTCAGGGATAATGTATGCTTCCCATCATGTATGGTTGATAGGATTACTCCGCGGACGACTAAAAGTCTTATTGAAGAAATCGAGGAGTTATTCCCAGGCCTGGGGCACAGCGCAGTGCAGAGTGAAGAGTATACACAGTGGGTCCTAGAAAATAAATATGTTACGGAATTTCCCGACTTGAGGGAAGTTGGTGTCACTGTGACGGATAATTTAGCGCCGTATGAAGAGACTAAGATTAGGATCCTGAATGGTGGACACACTTCTCTCGCGTATCTCGGTGTTCTATCCGGCTACGAAACATTCGATCAGGTAATGAATGATCCCACACATCGTAACCATTTCAAAAAACTTCAAAATGAAGAAATTATTCCTTCTATTGAGATGGATCTCCCTTTCGATGTTGATGAATATGTCGAAAAGATAGAAGAAAGACTATCCTCTGAGTCAAATCATGATGAACTTGAGAGAATCTGCATGGATGGATTCACAAAATTTCACACATTCATCGTCCCCTCACTTAGGAACTGCTTGGAACAGGGTAAGAAACCCATACACACGTATAGAAGTATCGCGGGGTGGTATCTATATGCGCGGAGGTTTTCAAGGGGGTGCAAAAAAATTCGTTACAGTGAACCAAATTGGCTTCTTTTGGAGCCACTCCTCCGGGAGGGGAATATAGACGCGTTTGTTTCAAATGAACGTTTGTGGGGTGATATACCAAAAAAATACATTACATTTTCGAGAGATCTAAAAACTATACTGATGTCACACACATACGAAGCCGAGCTAGACTTACTGGGAGACGACTGATGAGCTCCACTCTGCGTGCAACTGATGCACATATTCTGATAGAGTCGCATCTGCGTAAGATACGTAATAGTCTTCATCTTCATCCTCATCTTCATCCTCATCACCGTCGAGGGAACCGACAATCACTGGCCCAATTGTCATTGGTTCATTTTGATTCACCATGAAAGATGGGGGTTGAACCTTTTGCCTCAAAGCATGCAAAGTGTTGCATAACTCCAAATAATCACCCTCGGGGAGTTTCTCTGTATTCCTATCGATGAGTTCCTGGATTTTGTGGAACATATCCATTTTTAATATAACTTTTATACAGTATCTAGTATAAACTTAGGTGTATACTTTCATGATTATAATCTTCACTTAGGTATGAACTTGACACATTATTACCTTTTATGATTTTTTTGATTTTTTCATACTTTTCAAACATGGGATCCAAGTCATGTTTATTCTGAACACAAAATTCAATCTCATTTCCAAAATCAATGAGAGTCGCCGCAAACTTATTTTCCAAACCTCTACTTTCTACGAAGGATAAGAGTCTTTTACACTTCGTAACAAGTATGTCGAGTTCGTGATCCAGTTCCTTTTCGAAAGCGAGGATCCTTTCTTCACCACATTCATTCTTAGCTTTGATAACATTGTAATTCAATAAGAATTCAGTAAACATTTTTTTTTGATACTCAGACTCTTGGGTTGCAAAGGTGTAGCCGAGAAGCGCTTGTAATACACCTTTGAACATTTTTTCGGAGCTGGTGGGGGTGTGACCGGTTCTGTGCAATACAAAACTTCTTCCCAGATTTTACGTTGAACGTCTGGACACAAGGGAGATGTAGCTTGAAGAAAAGCGATGCGGAGTTCGTCAGTCGCCGAACCTGGGATACCGAGGTGTGACGTCGAGTTGATAAACAACCCGTCAAGAGGAATCACGTGTGTGGACATTAGCTGAAGTTATCTTGAATTTCCTCCTCCCCTTCGTTGAGACTTAGGTGTCGTTCAATCGAAAGTTTTTCAAGTTCAATGTCTAGATATAGACGTAGGGGAGCATCATAAACTGCGGACTTCACCCAGTTGTAAATGTTCACGACATACTGAGGTCCCATAGATTTCATGGTTTGGTAAATTGCCTGGGGGTACATATTTATTTATTACCATTCTTCTTTTTATATGTGTTCATCAACCTTATAAAATCATACCATGAATAGATTGCTAATGTTCCAGTAAAGATGATCGTGTTTCGTGCGATCACTGGGACCATGTTATTTATTGAGAGATAAATTATCGAAATTTATTAAAAGAGATGTTTCCTACCGTGATGTTCGTGATCGCTATTTTTTTATATAGACCCAAAAAAGGTCGACCCAAGAAGCCACCCCAACCTAATTGGGTGTAAGTTCTGCGAGGCGCTTGATTGTCCCTGTAGCGGTAAACTCGTCAATCTTGTCACAGATGGATTTACCAAAGCCGGGTAGGTTCTTAACCTGAGAACCATACATGATCTTGTCGGGGATAGACTTCAGGACACCAGCCGCGTTCCAATACGCCTCACACTTGAATTGGTTAGATTCAAGGTTACCGATCTTCATCAAGAGATTGGCTAGCTTCTTGTTAGGGGTGTTACTATCTTTCAGAAAGTCGTCTACTTTCTTAACGATACCCTTTCCAATTCCCTTCAAATATGTGAGCTCATAAGGGTTCTCAACACGATAAGGGAGGTAGAAGAGTGTCTCAGCAGCGTTATTGTAAGTCTTCTTTTTGAAGTTGTCCTTCTCGGATGCTGCGAGTGCCCTCAGCATGTCATAAATGTCCTCATTGTGCGAGATGAATTCCTCAGACTCCTCAGACTCCTCAGACGTGCCATCACTGGATGCGATAGACTCAGAGTCGGAGCAAACAGATTCCTGATAGTCTGAATCTTGCTCATCAATATACTCGTCAATCTTGTTTGCGATGGACTTACCAATGCCATTGAGATGAATAACACTATCACCACTTTCGACCTCGTAGGGCAGATTCTCGATGATAGTGGCGGCGCGCTTGTAAGCCGCATCCTTGTAGAAGTCAGCGGTCATTTCACCAAGTTCATGGAGACGGTCGGCGATGCACTGATTCACGGATTTCTTGAGAACACGGGCAGTTGTCTCTGTGTATGAAGGTGTAGTCCGCGTCATGTTCTTGAGTTCATTTAGTTCATAGAGAGCTTCAACCTTCTCTTCCTCAGCTTGGGTGTACAACTTCTTGAGCTCTTCGATCTTGGTTCGAGACTCTTCGTTGAGATTTTCAAGGTTTTGGATGTATTCGAGGATGGTAGTGGAGTTCATTGTTCAAGATGTTTGATAAAATAAAGTTGTGTCAAGACCCGACTTAGGTGTCCAAACGTCGTTATGTTTTAATTACAGTTCTAGTTCTATGCGCCGATTTTCCTGTATTATCATCTGTCACTGAGTATGTAACCCTGTATGTCCCAGGTGTGGTAGTAACCACATCACCTCCCACCACTACAGGAGACCCGTCAGTCACATTTGATGTAGCACCCTGTTCTGTATAAGAGCCGGTCGTCAAAATCTCCAGATCGTCTCGATGGGTCAGTGTAATCACTGGATTGAAAACAGTATCTACAACATTATATAATACAACTTCGTCGTCGTTGTGTATTAATATCTTAGACTTATCACCAGTTACTTCGACATGTTTGGTGGTTGATGATGATGAAGATTCTGGAATTGTAAGAGTGTGTTTATACTCACCATTTTCCAGCTTGTATCCGTCTATATATTTAGTGGATAATCCAGATGGATGTGTCGCGTATTTTTCATTCCCAGTTCCTTTAGCATAAATCAACAAGGATCCATCATCACTGATGTCTGCCTCACCAGACAATAATGTTCTCGTGTTCAAATTGTCTATCAACGTGCTGTTTTTTGTCCATGCTCCAGAATTCGATGTAAATATTGAAACATTTTGTCCACTCGCATCCTGGCCGTTGTTCCTATTTAAAATGGTCGATCCATCACCAGATAATTTGACATTCTTTCCTAATCCCTGATTTTCAACACCACCCGTAATATCTCCACCAACTGGGTTCCAATTGAATGTACCCGTATTCCTTTCATATACCTCAATCTTACCTGTATTTACCTGTTGTCCACTGTTTTTGAGATTTATGTTTTTAATAAATTGTGTTGAGGTGACACCACCAGTTCTCCCGGAAAATCCAAAATATGTTTGTGTGTTATATAAACTTTGGTGTTCATCCCCAAAATCGTGAGTAATTCTTGATATCACACTTCCATTTGATCTTCTTTTAACTGTAGATGTCATGATACCATTGTCATACGAAACCTCGACTCTTAACCACCTGTAAAGTGGATAATAAACATTTCGAGATGTTTTGTATACATCATTATTGTCCCTAATCTGATGTGTATCACCCTGCCAAAATTCGTAGAAGTTGTTGTATCCGTTATGCACCGAAGCTTCATATGCTGTTATAGGATTCGTCGCATAGTAAATCATACGCATATCATCAGCACCTCCCCATCTAGGGCCATAAATGTACCATTCCCATGACACAGACCAGGAGCTCCCCATTGTAACTGGCCAATACATTGTGTTGTTTTGACCATGCTTACCATTACTCGTAAGTTTATAGTAATAATACACCATCAACACACCATGTCTTATAGGGCTTGGGTTCGCAAACGAGTAAAAACTAGACGAGATTCCCGTCGTCGACACACCTGTGGTAGTTTTATGAGAACCCAAAGCTATACGATTTCCGTTAGAGCTCAGTGATATAGCCTCACCCAACCCGGTGGCCACCGCAGTCCCATTTGCTATACTATGATCCTCTTCATATTGAGAGGAAGAGGGATTCCACTTAAATATCACAACCTCTTCCAAGTATTGTTCATTCCCACCAGGATAAGACACAGCGATAGTGTTACCATCGTTTGATAACTCAATGTGATACAAGTATGACCCAGTTTGAGCAAATCTACTCGGCACCGCAGTTCTTTCCCCCCATGCACCCAACTCAAACGCGAATACACGCACACCCTCAGATGTGGTAAATGCGACAATTTGACCATTAGTCGATAGTTTAACCATCTGTCCGTTCATAGACCCAAACCCTCCAAACGACTGCACAAAGGATTTTGGAATATCATAAATAACCACATCATTAGTTGTTTTTCTAATTATAGCCTGTCTACTTCCATCATTTGAGATGCTTGAATAATAACTATCATCCAATTGTTGTTGTATTGTGGTAGCCTCCTTGTCATCTTTAACTTGAACACTTCTCAGAGAAGTGCCTATATTTCCATATTGATCAGATGCTGTGTAGGTTACCGAGTGAGTGCCACGGATATTTTGAATCTGTGATATTCTTGCATAAGATGGAGCCTTCGTGATAACATTCTCGTTACCATCGGAGCCAATATACGAGGGGTCGTTATAGGTCGTGCCGAATTTATGAGTTATATCCCCACCTAGTATTGTAATTACTGGTGGTGTAGTGTCAGGTATAACTGTTATTGTTCTCTCAACATTTGCTATCCCAAATGCATTTCTAACAACATATCGCATCGTGAATGTTCCAGTTGTAGAACCATCCGGGGGGACTCCGTATGTTTCCAAATTACCACCAATCAAAGACACTGGTGGGTCTGGTTCTGTATACACATTTCCCTGAATGATATTGATCACGGAATCGCCTATAAGAGTCATAGTTGGTGGGACAGATGATGTCTCCACTTTCACTTTTCTTTCAATGAAATTCGTTAAACCAAGTCTCGTTACGGTGTATCTAACCGTATAGATACCTGTAACACTGTTAACGATGTTATTAGTGATGACTATGGTATCGGAAGAATCATCTGAAGTGCATCCGAGTTCAGTATATGTTTGACCCACAATCATTTCTATCAACGAATCCCCGTTTAGTGTAAGTATGGGACTGAAGTATTGGTCTTTTGTAGACACTATGACGTTAGATCCATAACCCGAACGTTCCGAAACACCATGTAAGAAAAAATTTCCAGAATCTGATATTTTCACGATTGGTGACTGAAAACTGGTATCTGGGGGGGATATACTACCGGTCATATTCGGAACTAAATCTGGTATTGAATTATTTTTAGACCAGTTTCCACTTTGAGACTCTCTTTCCCATATTTCAGCAATTTCTAAATCAGTGTAGTCGGAACCATAACCAAATCGACCCACAATCATTCGTGTCCCATCACCTGAGACATCCAATGATTCACCAAACCTGGTGTAATCACCCGCTGCTGCCTGTAAGTTTCCACCTCTGGTAATTACTACTTCAGTCCCCGAAGAGAAACCCCGTGGTAAAGTAGAACTTGGGTCAATAGTAGCGTCGTATTCTTTTATAACAACTCTACCCGTGTCATAATTGGGATTTGCAATATCTGTTTCGTAGTCTGGATCACCAACGAATAAACGTGTGCAATCGTCATTCAAAATCAGGGAATATCCGAATTTATTATTCGAGCGAGTTGATGAATTCTGCAGAGGATTTGCTTTCTGTAAACCTGTGGAAGTAGCATATAACAGCACTTCACCGTTATTAACCCCGGGGGCACTCACAGCTAAAGAATCACCATCTCTTGACATTGAGACTTGATCCCCAAAATTCCCGCTGCCTGTTAAAGTGGTAACCTGACCCCACGAATTACTGGAGTAACTCATTACTCTCACTTCATTGGCAGTTCCGATACCAATCGCAAGCTTGGTCGCATCATTTGATAGAGACACAGATGTCGTGTTTTGATTTACTGAATCCACTGTAATATTGTCACCAAGTTGTATCCAACTTGGTGATGGAATTTCTTGTGTGATCAAATAATTTGTAAATATAGGTGTGGAAGTTGCTGACTCATCCCCGTAATATAGGGACATCACACTTTCGCCATCACTTGTCATGAGAGTTGTCGACTGAGATGCAGCAATAAACATCTGTTTTTCTCCATCATTCAGAGATTCATTGTCACCCGTCACGATGACGATGGGATTTGCGGTATTAGGGATCCACGTGTTAGTAGATTCGTTATAATCATACACGTAAACGTATTCACTACCAATAGTCCCCGAAACCTGTTTGCTAGGAACAATCACTTTCGTTCCATCCCTAGAAATTGAAGAAGACGAGGAAGCAAACGGATTCATATGAAGTGCCGATCCTTCAGTTGGGTCCCCTAAAATCGTGCCACCATGAGGAACAAATGTTCCAGTGGGTGTTTTTTTATACACATTTACTCTTGGTTGACGATTTGATTTTGTATAAACTGGGGTAATTGGAATGCCCGCGGAATTTATTATATATGCTGGAAGCTGCACTTCCGGTTCGGATACTGTTAAGAACTGTTCATTTTGTGATAATGATATATAACTGTGAGGCCAAAATCTAGCAGCATAGTAACCAGCAGGTGGGTAGGTGTATCTATCGCTGGTACCCGCCCTACCTACATTAGAAAGGGGTATTGTATATGAAGTGCTATTATACGTGTAGTTTATTGTGCTCAAATAATTTGTGACATCGTGAGTAATATGTTGAAGTGTCGACCACGAACCATTTGTGTACGCTTCAATTTTTATACCATCAGTTCTCGTATCATACACAACAAAGGAACCGTCATTTGATACTTTAACACTATGCCCAATAAGTTCGGCAGTATCAGGTAAAGTAATGGATTCTTCGGCGTATTTTCGGTGTATGGGTTCCCAACCTTCACTGAACTGATCGGCGTATGAAGTGTTGCGTTTATACAGACTCCATGATGGTAAAAAGCCGGAATTGAAATCAGGTAATGAGGAATTGTATTTACGGGGTTCTATGTTTGGGGAGGTGCCTACTGTATAGATATCGATGGAAGATACACTTTGATCCATATCTGGGGGAAGATACCCAGGTGTTCCCACACACAAATACTGACCGTCAGATGATAAACTTATAGACGCACCGTTGTGTGTTATGGTTTCAGCCACTTTATTTTTTGCTGTTTGTGTGGAATCTAAGGGGTTTCCAACTTGAGCGTATTTAGGCACAATCAAACCCCCCAACTGAGACCAATCTGGAGGGGAAAGAGTCTGATCAAATTCAAATACTACAGCGGCTCCTCTCGTGGCTGTATACCCTATGTACCCAATTGTTTCGCCCATTTGCAAGTAGGGTAACCCAAGTGCTACATATGTCCCATCCTCAGATATTTCTACCACATGTCCCATTTGAGCTCCATCATAGGTGTCAAATCCCTCATAAACCCCGGGTCCAATAATTTCACCAGGTGAAGAACGGGAACTATTTGGGTTATAAGCAGAAGTTGTCGGTGCGGGTCCAGTTAATGAAGCCATTGTAATGTCATTTCCCACTCTAGTCCATCCGAGAAATGCGGTAGTAAAATCTGTTGACCTTACTTTCCAGAATCCATTGGTAGAGTTTAAGGTGGCGTAGAGTGATAAGAACTCATTTCCATCCCCACTCAAAAATATTTCCAAAATATCAGAAAGTTCTGTATTTGCAAAATTCGGTGCGAACTCAACCCATGAGTTCGAGCCACTTACGAATTCGTAATACGCATGAACTTTTCGACCACCCAAAATTTCACGGATTGTCACTAATCTGTTACCGTCCGATGAAATTGAAACCCTATCCCCTGTCAAACCTGGTGTGGTAGCAGAGTAAATAGTTTGACCCTTTTTTGTGCCACTAATATTGTAAACAGAAACGAATCCATACCCCAATTTCGAATTATACAAACTAAAAGCTATATGTTGTCCATCCTTTGTCATATCAAGTGACTGAAACGTGACGTCGAGAATATTACCATTACCATACAGATTTGAATCATATTGAATACTTTGTTCCAAAACCCAAGAAGTGCTAGTAAGCTGGAATATATGCACTGCGAGGGTATTCGTGGAACCCTTTAAACCGACTGCTATTGTGTTCCCATCCCCAGACATTGCGATGCACGGACCACCACCAAGCTGTGAGCTGTGAGATGGGAGTGGTGGAGTTGTATTTGGTATAAAAAAATCGGCTGTTTCTACCCATGTCGATGGGAATACATTCCTATTAAGGTCATAAACAAGGATTTTGTTATATTTCAGAATCACTACCCGACTTCCATCATTTGATAGAGCTAAGTTTCCACCGTAGTAGCTCAATGAGTTGTCCGATAGAGATGGGTCTGTAGGAATTGGATCTGCAATCAATGACCATGTAACACCCGATCTACCGTAAAGGAGAACACTTTCGACATTGGTGACGTTTATATATCTTACAGCGTATCCATAAATACCCGATGTATTAACAGCACGGTATATTATAGCCTTTATACAAGGTGTCGTCTGTGGGAAAGTTGGATCGACAACCTTGGTAATTACACCAGTTGAGTCAGTCGAAGTCACACCAGGATCCACAAAGTTGTCACCGATTTCTATTTCGTTTTGAGGCAATCCTACTAACGAGACCGTAGGAATAATGACAGAAGTAGTAGTATTAGAATTAGTGGTAAAATTAACCGTTACGTCTACACTGAACGTGGAAAAGAAAGTGTTGTATAAATGAAGCCTTCCTCTAACTAGATCCCCTGCTGATAATACACCAGAATCGATTGAAGTCTTTGTCCTGACTTTATTTGTGTAAGTGCTTTTCTGTGCGAAGTAGCTTTCACCTTGACCGGAACCATTTGATGTAAAACCTATACTCGTAGAAAATCCACCATCTGTATATATTTGTATTGACATGTACTGCCAGTTTCCAGCTACGGGAATTGTTCCATTTAATGTAATGGATAGTTCAAAGTCCGTCTGTGGAAAATATGTAAAATTTGTCGGAACTGTAAAAAGAGGAAAATCTGACCGTCTCCATGTTCCATTCCACCCCGCGAAACTCGGTCCATATGGAATATTGGTAGTCGAATAAGAACCGTTCATCGTTGTATTAACAGCCTGTGTCACGCGAACTATTCTGACCTGAATATTATCCGATGTTTCGTACTTGATAATATATTCACCTTCTGTGTTTACATCTACACTCCCTGTGACAGTTACAGACTCCGCACCAGAATATGAAAAACCTGGATCTGTGAATGCAACACCTATCTCGTGTACAGTTGTGGATTCCCCGTTTAATATGATTGGAGTAACAACGAAACCACCTCCCTGCACGAACGCAGCTACATTACCATCACGTGACAATGCAACTTTACCTTCGATACTATTTGTAGAAACAACAAATTCTTCATTCCAACCACTAATAGAAAAGTCATCTCGATTGTATATGTAAACACTAGACTCATTTTGAGTAATTAATCTATCACATGCTTCAGATACAGCTAAAGATTTGTTTCCTATCCGACTGATACCAGGGTTCGCGATTATACCCGGTATCGCCGATGTTGTGTTCCCGACCTGATTGTATGTTTCGACGTTGATAAGCGTGCGATCGTATTCGTATATAGACACCTTAGGGGATGTTTGGTGTGGTTTCCCAATAGCGATATATCTACCATTACTCGTCATGGCTAAAGATTTGAATTTGAACGATTGTCGGTATCGGTCCCCATAAGGTATAACACCAGTTCCAAATAGACCAGGTGTACTGTCTCTAGGGTCCCCGTTATGTCTTGTTGTTTCGTAGTTGCTCTTGTTGTCAAACTCAAATACACTAAGGTTAGTGGCAGTGTTAGTAAATGGTGCTTGTGCATCCACGATGGTGGTGTCTGACAATGAATACACAGACACTACACTCGTATCATTATCTACAATAGTTGTCGTGTATAGTTTTGTTCCGTCTTGGGAAAGACCGACTTGATTTCCATCTGGTAATGTCTGTCCAATTTGGTCAAACGTTGATGGGTAGACATCTTCTGATACTTCATATACTTGTGTAGATGGGTTGCAAAAAGCTACTCTTTTCCCTGATAGTGAGGTATTGGAGTTTTTACTAAAAGTGCTACTTGGAGCTTGAAATTCTCCACTACGATTTACTATGTTTACTTCTTCTACATTAACAGTTCTATTTAGAGAACCCGAAACATTTCCACCCGTATCCGTCGCTGAATATACAAGTGTATACGAACCAACTGCAGATGAGTTGACCGCACCAGTTACATCAAATTCTGCCTCACCGTCATCTCTCGTGACACCCGGTTCAATGAAGTTGATGTCTTTTCTTTGAACAATGAAAGAAGCACCATTTAACGATATAACAGGGGCTATAAAATCTGCAGCAGAAATCTGATTCGTCTCTGTAGAGTATACTTGCACCTTCCCCAAACTGTTATCTGACAGGGGTGATGATATGACCAATCTGTTTCCGGACGTAGAGCTTGATAAAGAATACCCAAAATTACCGTCAGTATCTGTCGAAGTTATAATTTCATCAGTAATAATCACCCACTCGGAACCCACATACCGATAAGCACTCACTCGCCCCGTTTTGCTATAAACTAATAACTTCTCACCATCACCACTCAGTTGTATAGACGAACCTAGTTCATCATTTTGATTTACACCTATTATGGGACTACCCTTCAAAGATGGTGGTGTTGTGCTCGCGTCATAAATTAACACGCGCCCCCTCTTTGCGTTGAAAAATGGTGCACCAACTGCAAACAATAAACCATCATCTGATATTGACACACACCACCCAAATCGTTCACCGAATGTGATCGGTTGGGCAAAAATGGGAACCAATCCATTTACATACGACGATATTTTGACGTAACCAGGACCTGCTGTTGGTGCACCGAATAGAACCACTTGATTTGTTGATGATATAGCTACATCATAACCAACTTGGTGTTCTATTTGGGTATTATCAAAAGATAGAGATGTTTGTGTGAACCATGTAGGTGAAATGTAGCGATATGTCTTAACACCCCCGACGCCTGTGACGATACCACCCTGGAAACCCTTTCGGGGTTCACCAACAGTCAAATATTCACCCGATCCACTCAATGAAACAGACCATCCAAATTTATCACCCGTTTCAGAACCAATTATTCGGGATCCAATCATACTCCACGACGACGTATACTCATACACTTCGACCAAACCCTCTTCAAAGTCTGGTGCCCCTATAGCTACCCTGGAGCCATCTTTTGAAATTGATACATCCCAACCGTAACTCCCACCGGGATTGGGACCACTGAGTGAAACCATCTCATCCCAAATTATTTCCGCCAGGTTGATTTTGTATATCTTCACCATCCCCCTATTTTCATCAAAACCCGGCATACCTACGACTAAGTAATTTCCATCACCCGACATAGATGTTGACCAACCAAGTTTACTTGGAGTTGAAGAAGCAACGAAACTTTGAAGAGTGAGACCAAGTTGTAACAATTCACCAGAAACACTGACAATTTGATATACGACATCTGATATATCGTTTCCTGTTATCGTGTATTTTACTCGATATTCATTTGTGACGCTGGTATTGACTACTCCGGATATATCTAGATTTGATCCAGTTGTGACGTAATCATAGTTATAATCCTGATCAACCTGACTTCGAGTAATTCTACTGCCATTCAATATGAAAGAAGGTCTCACTACATTCCACCTAAACAATTGATTTGTGATAGAGGATCCCACAAATATACTAGAAGCATCCTCGGTTACAAAAACTTGACGACCGAAAGATGTTCCAACACTATTATCGGAGAATTCACCTATGATAGGTGACCAAATGGACCCGTCCCATTTATATTGATAAACTTTGCCATATCCCAGGGACGAAGGTGTCGAGAAAGTCACAATGTCACCGTTTCTTGACAGTTTAACAGAAGAACCCGCGTAATAGATTTTATCTCCAAGTTGGCTCCAAACACTTGACACTTCATCTTGGTTGAATATTTTGACACACACATTGCCAATGTCCCCTATTGCGATTCTTCGAGCATCGGATGAGAAGTCCACATATTCTCCAAAGTATTCACCCACTGCAGTCCCCAACACTGAAAATTTTAGAGAGTCGTCAGATGTATTATACACAAACACCCCACCCGTCGTGTAATTGTTCAATGGTGAACCTATTAAGACGAGAGAGCCATCATTGTTCAGAGAACAAGAAAATGGTTTCTTCTCTACAGAACTTGGAAGTGTTAATGGTTCCATATACTCGTGTATTTTTACCCATGTGTCAGATGATTCCGTGTATCTATATGTGAATATATAAGGGTTTTTCACACCCGTGGGTATTGAAGAACCACACGATACAACAAAACCATCACCCGAAATAGTGACAAATTGCCCGAATGTATCACCATCAACTCCCTCAATTATATCATCACCTTTCTGCACCCACTTATTTATGACAAAATCATATACATATACTCGAACTAACCCAGTTGTGTTAAATGTAGGAGCTCCAATGACTGCTGTTAAGCCATCATTTGATAATGCCAAAGATATACCAAATAAAGAACCCGTTGGTCCTTGTATCTTCTGCCCCATTGATTTCCAATCGTAGTTGCTGGGAACGGGATCCCATTCACTAAAGGAAACAGTGTCGTCAGCTATTATACTATTAGCAGCCACATATCCATCCCTAGACATGCACATTTTGTCCCCCACTAGTTCCGAACCCACATAATCTATATCATTAACAACAATAACTGTTCGAGTGACTAACTGAGTAGATGGAATACCGTAAGTGGAGATTGCTGAGTAACTCACTTCATATGAACCCAATTTACTCATATTTAGTTTAGACCTGTCAGTTGTTATTGTAGATAAAATACTTGATATCACACCTGGATCATTAAAAACACCATTGACTTTGGCTAAAACGACCGGATCACCATTTAAAACCATAGTTGGAATCGCTGGGTCTTTGATTATTATGACTTGTCTCGTCTTGGTGACTACATTACCAAAACCATTTTGTGCTGTATACACTATTTCATATTGTTCACCCTCAATTGACGAATCTTCAATATCACCTTCAATCGTTACAGTGGCACCCGTATCTGTTACAGCACCTGGTTCCACGTAGGTTGTATTCGCTTGTAGGGGGAATGGGTTTAGACTATTTAATGTTATAGTAGGTGTGACGTAATGAGAAATTGGTTTTACAGTATATGCCGTCACACAACCCGTATCTTCGCTTGGCACGTCTTTACGGGGTGCAGAAAGAGCAATAATTCCACCATCACCAGAAATAGAGATAGACTTCCCAAACTCGTCAGTTGCACCATTCCCTATCGGTTTCATTTTCCACCCCTGACGTATCCAATGATTGTTTTCACGTTTGAAAATTTCCACGTGCCCCTTAGTCCCGAACATTCTCCTAGAATTTATAATACCACTGTCACTATTGAAACCGGACATCCCATATATCAAATTGTTCCCATCGTAAGATAATTTAATTTGAATGTCAAATGCATATAGTAAAGGAATCGTGTTATTAGCTTGTTCCAAAAATGAATCTGAAGATATGTCATACATAATTATTTTGGGTGAAGTAAAACCCGTTTCACTTACTGCTAATATATTGGACTTCAAGTCTAAAGAGTGACCAGTTCTAGTAAAGAACAAACTACCAATTTTAGAATCCAATAAAATTATTGAGTTTGAAGCCTGATTTACACTATAAAGATTCACCTTACCAGTGCTATAATAATATTGAGGTGCAGATACAACGAGACGACTACCATCTTCCGATATTACAACCTTTTTACCGAAGTATTCATCATTGGGGGAAGGTTGAGCACCTTCCAGATCAGCACCAACCTGACCCCAAGAGGATCCATCATAATAATACACCCTCACGTAACCTCGTGTATTGAGTCCATACGGTGCACCCACTGCGATGTAATTTTTATTTTTTGAAAGACTCACAGAATAACCGAACAAATCAGCCGCCGATCCACCGTTTATGTCTGAACCCATTTGTTCCCATTGGGTCGTTTCAGAATTCCAGTCATAAATACGAACGTGACCAGAATTTAGAGTTGAACCATCGTCGTTGAATACCGCACCGATTACTAATCGATCACCATCACTTGAAAGTGAAATGGACCAAGCAGAGTAATCTTGGGCTACTTCACCATCAATATCAACACCTCTCTGAACCCAAGCCTCCTCTTCATTTGCGCGGGAGTAAACACGGACACTCCCGGCGTTTGTGCCCCCTCCGTCATTTAATATTGAACCAACAGCTAAGTGTAGCCCATCTTCAGACATGTCAATCGACCAGCCAAAGAGGTCACCAGCACTTTCACCATAAATAACTTCCCCAGTCTTGGCAATTATAGACTGATCCGCACTTTTTTTAACACTACTGAGTAAATCAGGATCAATTCCATGCCTGAGACCAATTGCTACTGCATCGACTGAATTCGTTTTCCGTTTCGTTCCAGTAAATTTAGATTCCAGAAACTCATTTAGTGTTAAGAATGTGTTTTGTGCATCTTTTCTGGATGCGACGGCCTTTCCTACAACTCGAGATTTCATTTCACCATACGCATGATTCGATTTGACTTTGACAACCGTGCCCATCCTTATTTTATATTACAAATTAATCTGAGAATAATGTTCCACCCATACCATTCTTTAGTCTGAGCACATTATAGTTTACTGCATATATAGGGCAGTTTATATTTTCGGTGCATTGTATTTTACATGAGTCAATCATACTGAAGTTCAACGTCCCTGATGGTTGGTATCTACTAGCTGATAAACAAAATGGATAAAAAAACAATTCTTGAGTATTACTCGACGAAAACTCGGTATGATAATAACATGGGATGGATGTAAAGTATGGCACAGAACGCTTGAAATCAATCAAGTCTGTACCATTTATCTGCAGTTTCACCTTGTTTATGGGAGAAACTAACGTGTTATTCACACCGTCAATCACGTTACTACTCGCGATGTATTTAACAGGATGGTTAAAAACTAATTCCTGTGTTTTTTCATTATTCGGTTCATTCTTTTGAACTTGATATATTAAGATATCTCTTGTAGTTGACGCCATTAAATTTCTCTCGTCCTCATCCAGAAGTATGTAGTGTGCATCGATCATAAATGTATGATCGGGTAGATTATCTTGCCAGTATACTTTCAATTCTACATCGTGGTACTGAAGAGATATCAATGGTAAACACACCTGCCAAGATTCGCAAAAAAAGAAACGAAGTGGGTAGAAATAAGATTGTGAACCGACACCACTATGTAAACTTGCTGGATACGTCTTGGAATATGTGTTTGCAAATAAGTCGATTGCGATACCCTCTGTAAATTCAGAATCTTGTGTATCTATGAGCTGCCCACCAATATACAACTCTACATGTTTAATTATTGTTCTCCAATCGGAAATAAGCTGAGACCCCGAATCTGGATCGTCTGCAATAATGTTGATATAACTCAACAAGTCTCCCATTTTCTGAATTCTTACGGTGGAAAATCCATTACTTGTCGGATTTTGCATGAAATTTTGGTGACGAGAAAATGAGGAAAAGTTTGAATGTCGTTTAAACTTTGTATTGAAATATCCTATCTGTGGTGAACCTGTTATGTGTTTATCCTGTTGACCTTTAGCAACGAGTTGTGCAAGTGCTCCACTCGACATCTTTACTATTATACATAAATAATTTTTAAATGGAGTATACACGAATATCACTTTGAGAAACCACTGAAAGTAATGTTCTATCGTCACTTATTGTTACAAATTTACCCATGTCAACAGTTCCACCTTCTGCGACTATGACTTTTTCAAAGGTGTCACCCAACAGTGACCAGTCATCACCCCCATACGTGTAAATGTATACACGACCATTGTTCTCAGCTTCAGATCCGATAACAACTGTATTACCTGATAAAGCAACAGATTTACCAAAAGTCCCTGATATATGAGTGCCAAATGGTATCCATGATTTTGATCGAAACCTATATATTCTCACACCACCCCCGTTTTCAGAACCAACCGCTATAGTAGTCCCATCGTTTGACAGGGAAATCGAAAACCCATTTCTTTTTTCAATCGTCCCATCCTCTATGACATTTCCTATACGCTCCCATGCATTGTCTGTATAACTGTATACAGTCGTTTTACCAACGTTGACTGACGTCACAGAAGTTTCCGACACTGTGGTGTTCGCATAGCCAGGTGAACCTATTGCAATTATATTACCATCTGTAGACATTGAGATCGAAGTTCCTAATAGCTCAAATGCACCAAGACCTTCGATTATTTGTGTTTGCTGAATCCAGAAATTTTCTTGGAGATCGTATATTTTCAATGAACCAGCTTTGAATATGGTGCCACTATTCGTATTTGCCTCCGGTGTACTTACAATAATTCTAGTCGCATCCTTGTTTATATCAACTGCGTGACCGAATTTTCCCTGGTAATCAACCCCAAATATATCAAGACCCACCTGCTCCCATCCATTAACAAATGTAGTATTTCTTTTGTAAACTCTGACGAGACCTATGGTCAGATGTGAAGACATTCCAAATACGAGATGACTTCCATTTGATGAAAATTTCATAGATGTGACTGCTGAACCATTCGGTGTGGTTATAAATCCATTATTGCTCCAAGAACCATCCAGTTCCTTTTTATATATTTGAATATCTGTATTAAAAACTGCCAAATTAAGACCATTTTTAGACAGATCAGACAAATACCCAGTTTTTGCTATAGATAACTCCCCATATGAACCGACTTCGTATGACTGACGTTCCTGATTTGCGGATATATTGTTACTGTCCGTCACGTTGTAGGTAATTGTGTATGTTCCGGACTGATTAATATTGATGTTATTTGACGAGTTTAGAGAACTGGTTAATTCGACTGGTTTAACAATCGGAGTAGGTATCGATAATGGGTCATTTAATATCCTAAATAGAGTCCCAGATGTTTTGATTGTCGGTCTCTCACTAACAATTACCTGCCGTGTTATTGGCACAGCTTCAATTCCAAACTCATCTTTAGCGGTGTATTTGATTGTTTGTATTTGTGACAAGTTGACATTTGGTTTTTTGAATGACACTGTTGCTGCACCTGAAACGGTCACACCTGGATCAGTGTAAGTCTCACCCAATGGGTTATAAATAGTTGATCCACCTACCAGATTTAGAACAGGCCTGGCCCGTAAATGTATAGTGCGAGATACCATCGAGGATGTGCGTAAATATTTATCCACAGTGTCGTTCGTGTAGAATATTTTATATTCTCCCACGGTTGTTTCTGTTAAAAAGTTAGGAAATCCCGCAACCACCGTAGTTTGATTTGCAAACCTGTGATACACGTTTACGGGAATAGATGTAGTGACACCAGGATCAATCAATTGTGTTCCCAGTGTGTGATATATAACACGATCACCATTTAATTTTATTATAGGAATTTTGGGAAGAACCTCAACAGTTCTAAAAATGGGAACAGCTTTTTTCCTCAATAAATCCTCAGCTTCATACTTTATGGTGTATATACCCGGTTCTTCATTGAAAACTTCCCCAGAAATGATCACCCCTGGTGTTATAGAGGCCGTTGTCGTAATAGTTGCCCCACTTTCGATGTATGGTGAACCGAAATCCAAACGAATATAGCTGTCACCGTTTAGTGACAATGTAGGTGCACTAAATGAGTTATCCTGAAATTGATCATCAATTTGAAATGTCTTGTTATCAACAACAACCATATCTGTGTCAGTAATCGCAACAGAAGTTCCTCTCGCCCCAGAATAAGTGGTCACTTGAGACCAAGATCCGTTTTCATAACCATATACCCCCAAATCATCAGCAGGGGCTACAAAAACAAGTGAATTACCACCACTCTTTATATCAACAACAGGATCCGTCATATTGGTATTGAAGTCACTTCCCAATTGTGACCACGTTCCGTTACTCCTGTTATAAACCTTTGTGAAGCCATATTGCCCCGTTAGGACCATCGAATTTCCATCTTTTGTCGCCGAAAATTCGACTAACTCACCCCACCCCTGGTTCGTCTCTTGATTGTGATTACTATCATACACTCGAACCTTACGGTCACCAGACATGATAAAAAGACTGTCACCACTGTCACTAAAACGAATACCACCCATGTCGACAGTAGCCCCTGAAACTGTTATGTCGTTTAAATATTGTGAAGGTCTAGTGACTGATTGTGTAGTAAAGTTGGAAAATTCAACCCCAGAATTGTTGAAAGTTGTCAATGTCGACCCATCATTTGTAAGGTTGAGACCAGCACCAAAGAAATTTGAGGGATTCATTGCGCTAAGGTGCATCGGAGGTGAGACTATTTCCCAATCTGTAGAACCGAATCTGTAGACCCTAATTGAATTGATAGCAAAATCTGGTGCATGATTACCCAATGCCAAGGTTGTTCCATCTCCACTTATTTTAATAGTATTTGATCCCGTTTCCACAAAATTAATTGTTGAACCAATCTGCACCCATCCACCCGAAGAGTAAGAGTAGGTCTTAGCCTCTGCGACATGATCCGAATAAGAGCTTAGAGTTGCTAAAGTCATACCATCCGAAGAAAGGTCGACCGAGATCGCAATTGGATTTCCCGATTCTCCAGGAAATATATCATACCCCCCCGAAAGGTTCAGTCTGGACCAAGTACCATTCGAGAATCCATATACTCTGACTCTGATTTGAGACAATATCCATCCAAACGCAATTGTATTTCCATCACTCGAGACACTCATATCTCTCTTAGAATTTGATGCAAAACTCGCAGAAGTCGGGAAAGAGAAACTCATTATGTCACCACGTTTTTTCCAACCATTTGGAAACGCTTGACCAACCTTCACAACTGCGTCATAAGATCCAGACATGGCTCGTATCCCATACTGGTTTCCATCGTAGCTCATGGATATGGCTGATAGTTCCCTCTCTTCAGATAAGTTGAGTATTTCCCCAGACACAAGAGGATTAACCAACGTTCCATCAACACTATCACGAATCGACGCCTGACTAGATGTAGTTGTAGTTGTTGTTTCGGGATCAATCCATGAAATGTTGATATTTCTAATGTATTGATTTGCGGCAGCACCCCCCGTTTTCCCTGTAATCGCTACATATGTCTGCGTTCCCCACAAAGCTTGTTGAGCGGCGAGGTGTGACCCAGTGAAAGTGTAGTTTGCACCGTCATAAAGAACTGAATCACTCGTGTCGGTTACTCTAGTGAATAACACACCGTTATTGTAACTTACTGTAACTGTCTTGTAAGAGGTCGATGATCCATAAGAAACAGTTCTAGAAACAAGGTTTGAGTCTGATGGTGTTCTTACTCGTTGTGATTCAGTTCCATAGAAGCCATGATACACACTGTAACCACCATGTTGGGATCCCGCGTATGAAGACGGTTGATTCGGTGCATAGAAAACGACACGCATATCATCGGCGTCCCCATAAAACTTGTTATTATCAAGGCTCCACTCGAATGTAATGCTCCATTGAGAACCAAATGTCACTGGGAACCAAATACCACTATTTGTATTTAATATTGATGAAAGCGTTAATCGTATATCACTATATTGTAAGGAAAACCCACTGTTATTTGTCCATATACCACCATTATTGGTGGAGATCGGGTTATCGGTATAACTCGAATAATTTGAAGCAATAACTATGGATCCGGATATTGCAGGGGTTGTCACTGTATTTTCTTGGTCAAACACATATCCCACCCTGTTACCATTTGACGACAAGGATACAGCTTTACCAAAATTTACATCCGATGTCCCAGAAGGTGTTATAGTGTGGCGTAGTGTCCAAGTGCTAGACACATAATCATACACTTTTACATAGCCTTTATACGAGCTCGTTCCATCACCTGGTGCCCCCACTACGACCGTGTTTCCATCATTAGATAAATCTACGACACTTCCAAAATTTTGTAGAGTGTTTCCACCACCTGCGATGAAAGAATGTAGGGTCCACCCAATCGGTAACTGAACTGGTTCAAAAACATAAAATCTAACATCACTCGAACTCGCCACACCAACGATGCTACCGTCCGTGTTAATCGATAGAGTTGTGGGTGTGTAGTCGATATCCAACTCGTACGTCTTAACCCATGAACCCGACGTATAATGATATTGTTTTAGTTTAACTGCATCCCATACAACAGCTTTCGTGGCGTCACCAGAAAGAGCAGCAAGATTGAAAGTTCCCATTCCACTATTAACCGTGAGAGTAGTGTTACCATCGTTTGATATGTCAATCATTGGTCCACTATTTGTTGACTGTAGTGAGTAACTTGCACCCATTGTAAAAACTCGAACGTGTCCGGAATTAGAGCCATTCCCATCGTTGAGATAAGCCCCAGTAGCAACCCTCGACCCATCCGCAGAGAGGGAAACCGAGTATCCAGAATAATCATTTTGAGCTTCTCCGTCTATATCAGAACCTATTTGATTCCACGAAGATCCAGACCAATCAAATACCCGGGTATGTCCACGGTTATTGTTGTTAAATATCGCTCCAGCGGCGACTCTCGTTCCATCAGAGGATAATGAAACCGAATATCCAAAATTATCAGCTGAAGATTCACTATCAATATCAGAACCCATCTGAGTCCACGAACTCCCCGAATATTCGAAAATCCGAACGTGACCAGAATTTGCGGTATTCCCAATCGCTCCATGAGCAAATCTGGTTCCATCCGAACTTAACGAAACGGAGAACCCCATCCTATCAGTGCTACCTTCGCCGGGCATATCAGTATATCCATTTCCCATCTGAGTCCACGAACTCCCCGAATATTCAAAAACCTTGACATACCCCCTTGTCGAAGGCGCCGCTGCTCCAACAGCGACTCGTGTTCCATCCGAAGATAATGAAACGGACGTTCCAAATTCATCACCGATAGCGCCGACCATAGGAAGACCCATTATAGTCCACGAACTTCCGGACCAGCTGTACACTGTGGCATTTCCACTACTGTAATAGTAGCCCGTAGCCCCAATAGCAACCCTCGAACCATCTGCGGACAGAGATACTGACCAACCAGAATAGTCATCCGCAGCTCCACCGTTTATGTCAGCACCCACCTTTGTCCACGAGGATCCGGACCAGTCATACACCCTAACTTGTCCGGAATTAGAGCCATTCCCATCGTTATAACGGGCCCCAATAGCAACCCTCGACCCATCCGCGGAGAGGGAAACCGAGTTTCCAGATTCATCATATTCAGATTCACCGTATATATCATCACCCACCTTTGTCCACGAGGATCCGGACCAGTCATACACCCTAACGTGTCCGGAATCAGGCCATTCCCGGCCCTCCCCATCGTTGAGACGAGCCCCAATAGCAACCCTCGAACCATCTGCGGACAGAGATACTGACCAACCAGAATAGTCATCCGCAGCTCCACCGTTTATGTCAGCACCCAATTGTATTGATGTTGACTTTCTGTACACCTTATTTGAATTATTTTTACTCAAAGCGATGTCATCTCCGTTTGAGGATGAGTCCACCTTTACGATACTTCCACCTGTTGTTAATATGGGCAAGTTGGTGACCCAGCTTCCAGATGACAGTTCGTAAGAGTATAGATTTGTACCATGACTATTGAAAACTATGGTCCCATCACCAGACATCGCAACTTTTGTTGTGCTACCCGAAATGTCTGAGCCGAGCTGAGACCATACCCCCCCCGACTTTTCAACAACAATCATATTTGAACCCGACCCTATGACCGCACGTGTCCCTGTTTCGGATATACCGATTGAGGATCCAAAATTTTCTGTTGGACTTGGTCCATTGAACGTGGCGTTTGCAGTTGAAGGCCAATCACCATTTCCATCTTTCTCGTATATCTCTACGTAACCAGTGTAAGAATTGTATTGTGGATGACCAACAACTCTCACGTTTCCATTACCAGACACCACTTGCTCTGTTGGACCGGAAATTGTAGAACCACTCTGAACGAAAGTCGTCACCGGAACTAAAGAACTATCATACTCATAAAAACTCACACGCTCAGCATTTGCGTCACCTACAGCTAACCTGGTACCGTCTCCGGACCACTTTGCATGGGCTTCTATGAAGGGAGACGAGTAGCCAGGTGTGATTTCATTAGAGAGAACCCATAACGGGTGTACGTATAGTTGTATGTCTTGATTGGGTATGCACACTGCCAACGTAGTGTTACTTTTAAATGCGAATGTTGTTGGATCAACATCTATTTCCGCTATGGAACTTTCTATGTTGGACGATCCCGAGACTGCACTTTCAATAAATAAATGAGTAGTGAATACACCATGCAAATCTGTTTCTTTATCACCTTTGTATGCCAATACCGTACCATCGTATGAAATTGCAACATCGTGACACGTGACAGTTAATTTTGTGCGTATGAAAGTCCATTGAGTTCCATCATATGTATACACACTAAATTTCAAATCATCATAGACAACCAAGGTTTGACCGTTTCTACTCAATACAATTCCGGGTCGTCCCACGGTCAGAGCACCAAACCCCGTTATCTCCGAACTTTGTGTTGATAATGAAATTTCTCCCGACGGTGTTGTATCCCACGTTAGACTACAAATTTCTACGGCCCGTGATGAATCTTGATACGATGCTAAAAAAAGAGATCCTGAATCTGATACACCAGTGTTAATATGTGTTGGAGTAAATGTTCGGAAAACACCTGCTCTGCTACTCACAGTTGCGGCTGTAATGTCATCACCAATTTTAGACACTACACCATCAGAACCGATTCCATACAGTCTCGCGATGTTGCTATAGTTAACCGATAGATAGTCACCGTTGTTTGATAGTTGTATGACATCACCTTCTGTTAATCCATCTCGGACCCCCCAGACACCTGCGTTATTCTTGTCCCAAATACTCAAACTCAAACCACTTGTTATTATCATCCCCCCCATATTAGGGTGGTTTGGACAGAAGTAATAAAGTACATCAGGTGATGCAGGTGATGTTGGTATAAATAACATTCCACCTAAAGTTGATTCCGTTGCTGCAATAATCGTATCGTCACCACCATGTGTTCCATCCGGGGTTGCGGAAATTTTCAGTGGGTGATCTGCATACTGCAGAATCGAAGCTTGAATACCCGTATACGTCACACCCTTTTGTAAATATAAAGTCGGTTGTGTAACACCGTCCAGTGAATATTTATTACCATTGGGTGTAGACACAACAGTTAGGGATTGTATTGTAGAAGACTCTATGGTAGTGGTATCAATGTTAAGGATAAGGCGGTTACCATCACCACTCATTTCTAGTAATGACGTTTGTGGTGTTAGTGATATTGTGTCAACTACATTCTTTACGGGTTCTATTACTGTTGTGTCTACATTATGTGCTTCATAAACCCGAACTATGCTATTTTTATCACTTCCCACAGCAACTTTGGAACCACTCATTGTTATTGATACATACTTCCCAAAATCCATAAATTCGAGGTCGTTAGCTATAATTTCCCTGTATTGAGACCACGAACCTTGAGAAAAATTAAAGATTTTTACAGAGTCTGACACACCGATCACTAAATAATTTCCATCATTCGACAGGGACAGAGACAGTGTGTCTATACTTGTAATTGTGCCACCTTTCTGTTCCCAACCTGCTGCTATCTTCACAAGACTCGACGTTTTAAATAAAAGCTGATTTTGCAAACCTATTAGGATTTTATCACCATTGTTTGAAAGCCTCACATACTTTCCCAAGTTATTGGTGTCTACGGACCCATCTATTTGGTCGACAAGAATCCAAATTGTTTCATTTACTAAATTATACACATATGCACGACCATACGATGCCATCTGAGAATTGCCGACAACTACTGTATCACCAGTTTTACTGATACATATCTTATGTCCGGAACTTCCAAAATCACCATTTATAATGGTGCCATACTGTTCATATACGCTGTTCAGTTTATAAACCTTTATTTGATCACTGGAAGCTACAACAAAATATCGAGCGTATTCACCGATTGCTACTGATACTATGTTACCCGACAGGCCAGTCGATATAGTCTCACCGAATTGTTTCCATTCTACACCATTCCATACGTATATCTGAACATCACTACCCGAATGTGTCAACATGACTTTACCATCGTATGAAATATCAAATTTATCTATTCCCATAATTTGAGTGTGAACCGGACTTAATGAGACGATACCACTCGGTGAAGCAGTGGGTATCTCAAATGTTATTACTGATCCACCAATGTTCACAACAACAATACGACCATTTCTTGACATGAGTGCTAATGGATGGGCAAAAACTTCATAATCACTATATAACGAATAATACTCATTTGTGCTTAGATTGTCGTGCACTCGTAAAAATAAATGACGAAAAGGAAGAGAGTTAAACGGATGATTGCTCGTAGCAGTAACTGCCACACGACCCCCATTTTCAGACACACTAATAGAAGCCCCAATCAGTGCTAAACTGGTCGTCATCAAAGTTGTTGACGAAACGGAATTAAACTCCTGGTCAAATTTGTCCACTGCAACTTGTGTCGTCCCCACTTTCTTGGCGACAAACGTTTCAGATCCATCACCATTCATGTCAACATCCATCATTTCTATAGTATTTATTGTCCCAAGGGAAGAAAGCTGTTTTTTGTCAACCAACGAGTTGTTAAACTCATACACCTTCACCTCATCATCGTTTGTATAAGCCAATGCTAAAAAACGACCGTCGTCGGTGCATGAACTTAATTGACCAACTTGGGGGATATCAACTGCTCTTGATGTAATAACACTGTTTACATTTACCTTCAAGAACGGGTCATAATTAGATTCCACTATGTTTTGGGCGTTTAATGAAAACGTGTCTGCTAAAATAGAGGCACTAGAGTATTCACGACGATTACTCACCAACCCGGTAGTGGTAGTTGCAGCTTCCAGGTGCTGATAATCCACAGTCTGAGACGTATATCTGTTAAATGCTCGTTTTGTGACAGAATTTAACATTTCGTTCAATGAATAATTTGTACGACCCATCTCTTAATGATATATTACAAATTAATCTGCATACAGTATACCCGCCATACCATCTTTTATACGTAAGATGTTATAGTTTACTGCGTAGATTGTACGATCGATGGGTTGGGTGCAATGCAAAGTGCAAGAATCTATCCTACTGAAGTTTAATGTTCCAGTGGGCTGGTATTTATTGGCCGACAAACAAAATGAATGTAGGAATAAGTTTTCAGAATTACTTCCAGAATAGTCTGTATGGTAGTAGCTCGGAATCGCCGTAAAGTAAGGAACACCGGTTTTGAAATCTTCAACATCAGTGCCGTTTATTTGAAGCTTAACTTCATTCGTGCGAGATACGAGATTATTGGTTGAAGAAGCGTTACTACTCGCAATAAATTTAACTGGATGATTGAAAACCAGTTCGTGTATATTTTTTTGGGATGGTATGTTTTTCTGAACCTGATATATCAGGATGTCATGCTGGTTGAAAGCTATATGGTTTCGCTCCTCCTCGTCGAGCATTATGAAAGATGCGTTGACATGATACGTTCTATTCACGTTTAAGTTAGCACTCCAGTGAATTTTGATCTCCACATCATGGTACTGGAGAGCCACGAGGGGTAGAGAAGTTTGCCACAGCTCACAGAAGAAGAATCTGAACGGATAAAAGAAGGATTGAGAACCCAATCCACCGTGAAGACTCGCCTGGAACCCCTTCGAATAAGAATTAGCGAAAAGATCGATGGCGATAGATTCACAAAATTCAGAGTCTTGGGAATCAATCAACTGACCACCAATATACAGCTCAGCCTTGTCGATTATGTCAGTCCAATTATCTATCAGCTGAACCTCACCGTTAAGTTTGGTAACTAAATTTGTATACGCGAGTAAATCACCCAACTTGTTTATTTTCACGGAAGACATGCCACCTGCTTTAGGTTCCATTTGAACTGTCATCTGCTTTGTAAATAAAGAAAAATTTGTATGTCTCTTAAATTTTGTATTGAAATATGTTGTATTGGGGGAACCAGATATATGTTTATCCTGCTCACCACGGGATACAAGCTGGGCAAGGGCTCCACCGGACATGGTTTTCTATATTAGATTCACATTATTTATTTAAGCATCGCAACTTCACCATGTTGTTCCTCCCAATCTTCGGGATCGGTATACTCCTTCTCACTTGGATCCTCGTAGAACTCCTGACTATCCTTAATCATCATGGTCCTCACAGTTTCATACAAAACGGAAGTCAGGGCAAACTTGTAGGCCAGAAAGCCAACGAACGTCGCTCCGTAATCAAAGTCAAAAGCGAATGGGGCATGATTCCAAGAAACTTCAAAAGCAGCCGCACTGATCGGTGCGATAAATTCTTTTTGAATGGCCGACTTTTCAAACGTATCAACCCTATCCGACAGGAGACTAATATACGCATAAGAAGTCAAAGCACCGAGAGCCACAGATACACCTTGGTCAGCACCTTGTGTGATGAAATACGAAGCACTGAGGGCAGAGCCACATCCAGCTGTAGATTTCTTTAGAGTTGTCTTGAGACGGGTGTACTCGGTAGAAACTGGCTTGGCGAATGCGTATGTGAGAGACATTATACATGAAAGAGACTTAAAATCTTTATACAAGTTAACAATAAGAATGCCTTGCCAACGTTGTAGGAAAAAATGTGGAGTTCCAATTGACTGTCAATACTGTGAGGGAAGTTTCTGTCCGAGTTGTATCAACCTGACGAAACACGACTGTCAGGGTGCGGATATCAAGAAGATGAAGCAGCGCAAGGAACTGGAGAAACAGACAGCATTTGAACCACCACCAAAGTGCTTAAAGATTTGACGACCCATATATTCGGGCTGAGATGTCCGAGTGGTCTAAGGAGGACGACTTAAGATCGTTTGTGCTACGCACGCGCGGGTTCGAACCCCGCTCTCAGCATCCATAGGCCTGTAGTGAAATGGATATCACTTTGGACTTCTAATCCAACATTCCGGGTTCGATCCCCGGCAGGTCTGCGAGCACTCATAGCTCAGTGGTAGAGCGCAAGCTTAGTAAGCTTGAGGTCAGGGGTTCGAAACCCCTTGAGTGCAAAAAATATCCTCATAACACAGGATGAATACGAAAGGTTCCATTCTTATTCATGATGTGGCTTCATTAGCATTTCTCGCACCCTTCTCTGTATTATGTATCGCTGAGACGTTTTTTGGATACACCGTATATCCGATGTTTTTGACCCATGCCCTTACAACATACATGTCTTATGACCTCGTGTGGATAATTCTCCAACCTAGGGTTGTGCACACTTTTAGAAAGTTAATCATACTTCATCATCTAGTATGTCTTATAGCTCTTCTTAGACCCCTCATGTATCCTGAGGAAGGTTTCATTGTTAGTCGTGTTGGTTTAGTTGAAATTGATACATCTCTACTTACTATACGACGACTTACCCCTAGAAAAAGTTCTATATATCCAACAATAAATGACATGTATCACATGTCAAATCTATTGATTAGGGTGGGTTACGAGTCATTTATGACATTGTACTTGTCCTACTTTTATGCGTATGAGAGTGTGCACACGAAATTACACATTCTTGGGTGTCAGTATTTCATAAACATTTTCAGTTGTGGTATTTGTGCGTTAACATATTCTAAACGTAATCCAACTTTAAGAATTCAGTCTTAATCATAAATATAATGACCGACAAACCCAAACGTAAACCAAACGCCTACATGAACTTTGTGAAAGAAAATCGACCCACGATTGTGAAAGAAAACCCAGACATGGGATTCACCGATATCGGTAGGAAATTGGGTGAAATGTGGAGAGAACTCACAGATGACGAAAAGAAAAAATATGTGAAATAGTAGTGTATGTTTGTGAACATATTTGGCTTTTTATTACAACTTGTCATGAAGGAACGAATTAAAAGGGGTATATCACCGCGAGATTCAGTAACACGCTTAAGGGATACGTTCCAAAAATGATTAGATGTCTCTCAAAGTTAAGAAACTCACGTATGATGCTATTGTGCCTACTCGTGGTTCTGATGGTGCTGTTGGATATGATCTGTATAGCTCCGAAGATGCTGTCGTACCGAATCAGACGGGGAGAGCTTTAGTGGGAACTGGTATCACGGTAGTGCTCCCACCAGGGGTTTATGGGCGGGTAGCTCCTCGTTCTGGCCTCGCAGTGAAGCATTGCATCAATGTTGGTGCGGGTGTTATTGACCCAGATTATACCGGTGAAATTAAAGTTGTCCTATTCAACCATGGTTTGAACGACTTTGAAATCAAGAAGGGTGATCGTATTGCTCAACTTGTTCTTGAACGTTGTGAGACTCCCCCAATTGAGGAGATTAATATTGTCCAAGACACTGACCGTGGGTCTGGTGGATTTGGATCTACAGGTCAATAAAAGGGTTGGGGTCTTCTCCTCATGAAGAAGATACCGACAAGGATGGACATAATCACAGAACACACTATCAAATATAACGTATAAGATGTTTTCTCAGTGGACCCTTCGGTGGACCCTTCGGTGGACCCTTCGTTTTCCCGCCTGGTGAGCATGTCGCTATACGCATCCATTGTGGACTCCTCCGTGGACTCCTCCGTGGACTCCTCCGTGGACTCCTTATTTCCAAAACAATTTTCGGTTGTGACGTATTTATCCTTTTCCTCTGTTGTGCATGCATTGGGGTCGGAGCATTCTCCACATGAATCACCCTCTTTGCATTTACAACATTGTTGCATTGAATTATCCGGAAATGTTACGTTTTTGGCTGGAGCCATGTACCCCGACTTGCATACATCATCACTGACTGCCTGGCAGCCTTCAGGGATAATTTCTATAGAACGGCGTGTTCCATCCCCCTGTATTCTTTCTCGAGAGTCAATACTACAGCTATCTAAGGTCATTACTATTGTAGTTGAATATTTTTAATGATTACATCTACAGGTCAATAAATTCATCTTTGCAAAACCACAAATCCTCAGGTGTTGGTAGAAACAGTATTCCATGACTCATGACCATAGACAATTTGGCTTTTGTGACAGAATTGTGAGTGTGTAAAATCCATCTTTCCCAATATTCAGCCCGGAAGAAATCTTCCCAGTCCTCCTTAGAACTTTCCCTAATCCCCAACATTCCTCTATGTATCTCACACAGATCCGTTTCAATTCGCAGCTCCTTAGGAATGATAGCCCCCTTTCTAAGAAGTTGTGCACGCATCAATCGAGGATTTTTATGGTCTGGGTAGTGTTGGACACCAGAGTCACCAAAGTCGATTGATCTCTTATTAGGTAGAGTCACCCTAAGTTTGTGGGTTACAGATGGACTCGGTTGTAATACGACGTGCATAGTACTCACTCATTTGAAAATTATTCGAGTGTATAAACACAGCGTTAAATCCGTGATTTTATAACCACACTCTAATTCAGTTATGCACACCCTAGAGCTTTTCAAAGGCACTGGGAGTGTATCCAAAGTCTTAGAACCCGCTGGGCATGATATAACAAGTCTAGACATTCTTGAAAAATTTAAGCCAACTCACTTGTGTGACATTCTAGACTTTGATTACAAACAGTACCCCCCAGGACACTTCGACGTCATATGGGCATCTCCAGAGTGTAAAATATATTCCCAACTCCAAGCAACAAATGTTGGACCTACCCGGAAGTTCAAGACGAAAGAGGAACTCGAATCAGCTCGCCGAGAGAATAGCAAGTATGTCGAGAGGGTGTTAGAGATTATCGAATACTTCAAACCAACTGAATGGTACATCGAAAATCCCTACTACTCGGCCATGAAGGATCTTCCGTGTATGCGTGAACTGAAATCGTATCGTTTCGACTACTGCCGCTTTGGTTTTGATTACAAGAAACCTACTCGTATATGGACGAATCGCACAGATCTCGAAAATCATCCATGCAACTGCCCGAACAAGCAACATAGGCATAGAATTGGTATCACGACTCCGGGTCAAATATATAGTGGTGGGCAGGCGGACAAGACAAGCACACTCGACCGCTATCGGATACCTGAAAACCTCTTACGGTATCTTTTCGCCAAACATTTATAATATTGCTTTATGATATGAGTTTCTTTACAGTTGTTGGTGTCTTGATCACGTCTTCCTGTCTTACAAGTTCTGTGAGATCTGCCATGGCTACATCTGTCACACCAACCGCGTCTCCTGAGGATGAAGGTGAGGTTATTGTCATCGGTGGTTCCCAAAGTAGCACTGAGAATTACATAAGTATGCCCAATACAGAAGAAGTTCCAGTAAGCTTCTCGGAGTATCCGGTTTATGCTTATGACCAAAATTCAAACAGTGATATGCACGCCGAGTTCTGGAAGACAAATAAGGAATGCCCGGGTGGGGGGCATGATTGTTTATACACGGAAAAGGTTGAAAATGGTCGTGTTACAGGTATCACTGATAAAGATGGAAATGATCTTATTCAGCAGTTTGTAGATGATTTATATGATGGAAAATTGGTAAAGTTGGATGAAATGATAGAAGAAAAGGGTGAAAGACTACAAAAGACAAGGAAACTATCTGATGATAATAAGGTTATGATGAAAATGGGTGAAGAATGGAAAGAAGTGGAACCAAATAAACAATATACGATGGAACATGGAAGTGGTAGTTCCTCGTGGACACAAACGATAGAACTTCCGGTTGGGCAATATCTTCTTATTCTGATGATACTTTACAAAATGACTGGAAAACCAAAACCGCGTGTTGTCATTGATCTACCAGCTGAAAAACGAGAGACATAAAGAATATACACTCTTAGTCATTAAATGAACTCCAAAAAAACTACCGAAACAACAACAACACGACTTTCCCCCATCGAACGTGAAGCCAAGTATTCCGAAAGTAAGAAAGCAGCTGTCGAAAAAGCACTTCAAGGTGGAAAGATTCGATACAAGTCTGAATGTGACCCGATTAAATTCAAGGAATTCTTGGAACATCGCCTCACTGTTTGGAGTGGGTTGAAGGATCAGACTTTTCACAACAAACGAATGTATGAAAAGACAGTCAAGATTTTAGATAGTTTTGAATAATTTTTGTGGTGCGGGACAGTGTAGGTAGACTCAACCCGGCCTTCTCAGAGATGATGTTCCTGTCGATATACGGTTTCATACACAAGTATAATACACACACCGCAACCGTCTTCGAGTGTTTACCCATGAGCTCCTCACACTTTTCCAACTTTTTAGACATAAGCATTGCATCATTACGGACACTCTGAGAAACATCGAAAAGTTCAAACAACTTGTTCAGATGTTTATGTTTGGGGTTTTTCAAAACTTTTTTCGTTTTTTCTTGTTGGACCCTCATCAATTCATTTGCGAAAATCACCTTCGTCCTAGACAGTTCTAGTTTAAGAGATTTATACTTTTTTTTCCATTGTCGACCCTGTTTAATTTGTGATATAAGGTCGGAGACATTCGACTTTACACCACGGACAGCCTCGAGAGTGGAGCGTTTTTTAGTCATTTTTACTTATTATTATTGAAAAATAACATTTTACTTAGGTGTTAAAATTTAGTTTCCGAACGCTACACCACCCATACCATTCTTGATACGAAGAATGTTATAGTTGACAGCGTATACGCGGTGATGATGGTTACCGTTCTCGGGAGCACTGAACGTCATCTTGGCGTTATCAATACGCGAGAAGTTTAGGCTGCCCGTGGGCTGCATCTTGGACATGGTGAGACAGAAAGGCCAAGAGAAGGTCGCGAGATCGTCGAGAATGTTGTCGGGAAGATCAGTGGTGTGCATCTCTGCAACGACGTCGTGATGATACACATCCGAGGTGTCTTCGAACAGGGCCACACCGTTGATGTATAGAGAAGAGGTCCCGAACTTGAAACCGTCGGTGGCGTGGTTCCACGCAGCACCATTTGCGTTACCCGAGACAACGTGGAGGGATTTGACGGGGTGGTTGAAGTAGGTGATGTCAACATCTTTGTCGGTCCTGGAGAAACGCTGGTTCTGGACCTGAGTGATTAGCATCTCATGTTCCTTGTCGGTGAAATATTTACGCTCATCTGTATCGAGATACACATAGTTACCGAATACCTTGGGAGTGGAGGAAGGTGTCAACCCGTCACGGCACTTGATACGAATCTCTACGTCGTGGTACTGGAGAGCCAGTAGGGGGAGGGCCTTGGACCAGTCTTCACCGAAGAAGAAAGGAAGCATGTAGTAGTTACCACCGTGGTTCTCCTTTTTGTGATTGAGGCTCACACAGAACGAAGCCTTAGCGGCCGAGTCCCTCATGAGGGGGTTGTGAACACCCTGGATGAACAGAGAATCCATCGTGGACACCATCTGGCCCCCGATCCAAAGGGAGAATTCAGTGAGGTTTCCCCCAGTTCTCTTGAAGAAACCATTATCGTTATTTTGTGTAGAAGCGATGTTATCAGCCTCTATCCAGACATAGCTAAGAAGATCACCCTTCGAGCGAATGGGGATGATAACTTCGTTACCAGATCCGAAGGAGCCGATGTAGTCCATGCGCTCAGGCTTCATCGCAAAGTTTGTGTAACGTTTGTAGTTTTGACGGAAAAAGCTCACTTCAGGCTGACCAGTAATGTAGACATCCTGGGCACCTACAGACACAAGTTCTATTAAAGCGGCAGACATTTATTAATAAATGATATTAAAATTTTGGCAACATATCTATACATGGTAGTATTCCAAGCATTGACATGGGAGGCCAGGGATTCTGGAGATGAACACTTGATCAGCATTTTCGGCAAAACTGAAGATGGTAAATCTGTATGTGTCACGACTGAGTTCAAGCCATACTTTTTTGTAAAGTTACCACGTGGAACTGAACAGTG